ATTATTTAACAACAATACATATGGTAGGGACCACACCATACTGTCACCACATTATGTTATTATGTATGTACACAACATAGGGAGGCGGCCATGCTGTACTATAACAACCCATGGGATGAACAGCCCATTAATCTACCGAACACTGCGTTAGGGGGTACGCATATGCCTATTGATCCCGGCGCGCTAGAACTCACTCTGAGCGCCTATCGGACGGGGCCTGTACAGGGGGCTAGGCATGCTCGTGCTAGGACGGCTGCGGAGCGGAGGGCGGCTGAGCGGGCACGTTGGGTGGGTGCGTTCGCTATCGTTGGTGTCATGGCTTGCTTTGTGTTGGGTATGGCGATCTATGTGATTACCGCCACACACTAGCAACTTGACAACTAACAACCATTGCCATACTATTAATACATGAGAACAACGAAGGACGTTGTTCAGGGAGGAAATCATGATCGCAATGACTAGGGCGCAGGACTGGCAGATCGCCAACGCGGCTGACTACTTCGACTGGAAGCACGAACAGCGCGGCAAGTGCCACCACATTCGCACGGCAGTGGCGGCTGACACGGCGGCGATCATGGTTATCAAGCGGACGGCAGAGAATGAACTGTCTGGTCACTTTATGATCTGTCAGAGCATGGCGCTTGAGTCCGTGGCTACCATTGTTTCCACTGCAACGTTCGCGGGCATCATGGATATTATGCGTGAGTTCCAGGAATGGACTGAGGACCTTAGGGAGAACGCGTGATGAGCACCGACGGCATGACTACTGCAATCAAGTTGGCGGCGAAGGAACTGGGAGCATCGGCTAGGGGGGCAACTATTCTCTACACAGCCAATAACGGCAATGTTCTCAAAGCATACATTGCAGAGAGCAATCATCCCACACAGAATAAGATTCCTGCAATGACTGTGTGGACTATTAAGGGAGGAAAGGTTTCCAAACAGTACACAGTTCACGCCGATCTGTTGAAGACATTGCTGCGCTCACTCAGGAATGACATCATTAATTTCGCGGAAAGGAACTCACTGCGCACGATTGAAGAGGGCGTCGCGCGGCTCAAGGAATTGTCGGATGACAAAATGGTCGCAAGCAAGCACGATGGTTTCTGGCTTATCACCACGAGACACAATCAATACACCATTAGGGAGGAAGATGAGATCAAGGTTGAGATGTTCGGTTGGACCGGCAAACTACTTGACACGGGCACGTACTCTAGTGTATGGCAGGCGGTGAACGACATTTATTATTCCTGGTCACACGGAAACATTAACCTGTGACACAGATCATAGCACCGGGGATTGTTAAACAACAATCCCCGGTGCTATACTTATACCATCAGGACGGAGCAAGGAAGGATCGAATCATGCTGGTCACGAAGTCCATTGAATGTGTCACCAAGATTGCCAATCTCAACTGTGAGCGCATCACACGGGGTAACCCCTATGAGATTGTCAAGGGGAAAGGCGCTGTCACCGATGGTTTCCTCATCAAGGGCGACGATAACCGTGAAATGCTCATGACACGGTGCGGTACTGGTAGCATCTACTGTTGGTTTTTCCAGGATGGTGTGAGCGTGAATGCTGACTACTTCCACACCGATACGGCGGCGCTCACCGCGTTCGTTATGAACTGCCTGAACTATGGTGACAAGGCCAAGGAAGTGATCGCGGTTATCACGGCTTGCGAGTACTGGAAGGTAGCGGGCAAATGAGTATCGGGATGGGTACGCGGCTTAGGCAGTTGCAGAAATATCTGGGTGGTATGCATTGCTGGGCTGTGAATGTTGAGCGGGGTAAGGCCACGGCGATTTTCTCACCGGACAGTAGGGCGTCAATGCTTGCGCATGTTACCATCACACCCCTATGGGTGCAAGTGGATATGGATCACATGAGGAAGCACTTCCACTGGACAATGTTTGAGACGGTCAATGCTAAGGGGCTCAAGCGCTGCGCTAAGGCTATCCGTGCGTTGCTCAACGATGATATGCTTGACGCGGTCAAATATGCTTGTGACCCGTGGGAGGGTGGCCTACTTTATCTGACCGTTAAGGCGATTGGGGGTAAACTACACCAGCACTGGGAATATGACCGGAACGAATATACCGCATGGGTACCGGGGCTCAACCCTATCAGGGTACGGCACGGTGAGTTCTGGGAAGTGACATACACGCGGCGGCTAGGACTTGATTCGACTACTCGGACGGAGGAATGTGTCAGCGAGGAACAGGCGGCAACTTATATCGCAGTGGAAATCTTCAAACAGAAAGTAGGATACTATGGCTAAGGTATCGCAGGAAACTATCGCGGCAAATCAAGTCGTGGTGCGTAAGATTCAGCGCGCTAATCTTGATAATTTGCTCGCATACGATGGGCGCGTTTCGATATTCCAGTTTCAGAATATGCGAATGGTATTGACAAACAATACCGAAGGAATGTTCGCGGAAATTTCTGACGACAATATCGGAACACTTAGGCTTGAGTTTAACGATCGCACTAAGGTTTCTTTCCTAAACCTTGTTTCGGCGTTAAATGACTATGTGAATGACATAGCCGCGCCCAAGCCGTAAACAGAACGCCCGGTAGGTGTAAACCTACCGGGCATTCTGCTATGCGATCTAATTAACCGACTGTCCGATTGATCCAGGACTGGACCGCAGAAATCGTCTGAGCACCAGCCCAGCCGTCGGCCGCCACACCCACGCTGCGCTGTAGCGCAGTGATGGTCTCAGCCCCTGCGTACCCGTCCACAGCCACGCCAAGCCGGGACTGTAGGGAGCGGACGAACGCCGAATCGCCGTCGCCCTCCGTGGCGATCACGCCGGGCAGGCTAGTGGTCCAGCGGGCCGAGATTTCCTCGGTCTGACCAGACATCACGCCGTCTACGGGAGTGGTGTAGACGGACTGCCAGCGGGCCATGGTGAGCGGGCCAAGCACGCCGTCTACGGCCAGCGGGCCGTGGTCGGACGGGGCAGTGCCGCTAGGCACACGGACGGAGGGGGAGGAGCCGGGGGAGACGGTCCTCAGTTGGGGCAGAATCCCATAATAACGGCCGGGACAAGCGGTGCTCATCCAGTCCTTGTGTCCAACGATGTCAAGGTCACCCCACTCCTCCTTGATAGCGGAAATGAGGCCGACAAGGGTCTGAACATCCCCCTGGGTCATTTCGGGCCTACACTCGATTCCGATGGACCTGGGATTGCCCGCGCGCCCGGCGTGCCACGCACGGTCGTAGTCGTGGACGATCTGCGTGACTCGGCCAGCGCTCACCACGTAGTGGGCAGATGTGTCTCCGCCCTCACGGCAGAGCCAGTTCACGACAGTCTGGTGGTCCTGGCCGTCGTCACCCCAGTGGTGAATGGTGATGCTGGTCGGGTCACCCTCAGGCCTTCCCGAGGCGAAGTTACCGGACCACTGAACGTCGGTCACAGCGCGGTTAGGCATGGTGCTCTCCCTTCTCGTTGACGTTCACCGCTGCGACGGCGAACAGGGCGCTAAACAGGAAGTTCCACGCCGCAACAAGGTCATTGGTCAGGACACCATATGCGAACAGCAGCGCGGTCAGCGCGGATGCAACGCAATAGGCGTAACGTCGGAATGAGGGGCTGAGATACCAGTCTCGACCCTCATGCTTTCCATCAGGCATTGTCGTTCTCCTTCAAGATAGTCAGGATTTCCTTAGTCAGTCGGGTCTGAGCATCATAAGCCGACCCACCATGATTCGGCTTCACGTTGTAGTGAACGTCATCCACCTTCCTCTCAATCTCATCCAGCCGGGAGACGACGCCCGGCCGTTCGGGCGTCCCCTCCCACACCTCCAGCATAGCGGTCAGGTGATCCAGGAAGCGGGTCACCCGCCATACCGTCCGACCGAGTAGGCCGATCACACCGAGGAGCCCGGCAATAATGCCTACGTCGATTACGTGCGGTAAATGTATCATCGGACAAAAACCTCTCTGAATGCATTGCGACTGGTCGGGTTATCAAAGAACATCCTACCATGCTTGTAGGCCGACCTAGCAAGTTGCATGATCTTATCACCGTACACCAATAGGCACTCACCTTCCTTCATATTAGAACCGACTAACGTGTAGAGACGTTCCTGTGACTTGGGGCGCCTCTGCTGAATGAACCACGTGGCACCATCAATCCACACACTGAACGTCCCCTGCTTGGTGCGGAGCGTGAAGTTGTACTTGGCGGTCCCGCTCTTCTTCATAATAAACTCGTCGTCGTTGTCAGCAAAGACGTTGCTGATTGAGTAATCAGCGTAGTCCGAGGAGTGCTTGACAATGAAGGAGCCGAACCGGGTCTTAGCCACCTCACTTGCGAAACGCTCAGAGTCCACGAAGTGTGCACACACAAAGCCGTCGCCACGGAGCGCAAACTCACGAGTGGGGGACAGGTCGTACTCGATGAAGTAGGGATTCATGATGCTAACGGAGTTAGACAGCATGAAGATACGAGTCTTGTCCTGCCAGCGGTCAACAGTCGAGTAGAAATCGTAGAGCCGCTTAACCTCGTTGGGGAGGTACTGGACGTTGCCCTTCTCGATGATAAACTCATCAAACAGGATCGTAGTAACCTTGGGGTACGCGACCGACTTGTTCGACTGAGACGTGGAGAGCGCAATGAAGTAACCGATAATCTCCCACTTCTCCTTACCGTCGTCCACGTGCTTCATCTCAGCGACGCCGCCGTTAATGCGAAACTCGAAGTCAGGAAACTCGTGTGCAATATCCGAAAAGAACGACTCGCGCCCCTTCAACTCAGTCCGATAGCGACGAAGGTAGATGAACTGCTCACCACGGCGAATCGCGTTGCGGATCGCAATTTTCTTAGCACCGTAGGTCTTTCCGAGACCACGAGCGCCCATAATCATATTGATTGTGGCATTACGAGAAAGGATCGGGCCAAAATCGTAATAGGAAAACTTCTTCTTCGCCTTCATGAGATATACCTCCTAACAGTCCACCAAGCCGTGTCGCTAACATATGATGCGATATTGGAACTGACGATAGGCCCGTTCCCAGGACCACCGTGACCAACGTGCCCAGCACCACCAGTGCTCATCTCAACGTGTCTAAAACCAGCATTCCACATCATAACAATCAGGTCACCGGGCTTCAACTGGGCCACCTGCGACTCATTCATCGGCCCAGCGCCTCGCAGCGCCTCCGAGCCCGTGTACATAATCTCACCGGTGCCTCCGGTACCAATGTCGATGTTCGCAACGTCATGGTACGCGCGCCACACCGTACCCGAGCAGTCGGAGTACCCCGTGTTATCCGGGTCAAGGCGGCCAGGCGACTGCGAATAGGCGAACTTACCAACGCGGTCCAGCATCCACTTCGCAACCTTCTGCTGCAACTCCGAACCACCAGCCACGGTGCCCGTGGCACCGCTGGCACTACCTCCCGAGCCACCAGCAGCAGGGTCACTAGCCTTGAACGTCCACAGATTGGTGAGCGGCGTAGGCATACCCACGGCGGTCCCGTGAACCGTCTGCACGAACAACTGGGAGCCCACAATACGCGCGTAGCGAAGGATGCCCTGGGACTGCTGGCCGGTGTCACCACCTCCTGGGGTGTCACCGCCCTCGACACCGCCCTCAACGCCGCTCGTGTCCTTGTTCTTGATAATGTCACGGCACTTCTCGTAACGGGAGCGGTACTGCCCCGCCACCCTGTGAGCAACAATGGCGTTGAACATCTCGTCAATAGAACAGCCCACTGAGACGGAGGAGAGAATGGGGAGCGCGTTCCTACCAATCTGGTGGTACGCACTGAACCACAGCAGCAGCGCCTCGGTGTGCTTGTTAATGTCCCAACCATAACCCTTGACCAGATTGATATACTCATCCAGGTCTTTAATAGTCTGGTCGTTCTGAATCTTGACGTTCTTGCGCATCACCGGACGAAGGGCCTCGCCCTCCTCCCGAGTCAGGTACCGAGTCGTCCACCACTCATCATTGTCGCCGTGAGCGTCAAGGTCCTTGTCGAAGGACGAGGGCACACCCTTCCACTCACCGGAGTTCTCCTTCTTCATCCTACGAAGGATCGCGCCTGCGCGAGACCCGTACCACTGGGCCGAGCCAATGGTGATCGGGTAGTCGTAGTTGATAGCCCCGTAATCCATCGAGGATTCCGGGTAGCAGATCGCCTTAATGGCGACTTTCTTCATCGTGTCGTCCCATGCCATGAGGCAATAATAGCACAGCCCGCAACCATCAGGTCGCGGGCTGTGCGGAGGGGAGGATCGCTCACTCAGCGTACCACACTCAGGGCACTATCTGGTCATCCGGCGGGTCCAGAGTCTCATCCGGGTTATCCGGCACGGCCTCCGAGCCCTCCTTCGTGAAGCCGATCTCAACGCCGAACGTCGGAACCGGCAGCCACTTCGAGGTCGCACCATCCGTGTCAGCGCCCGTCTTCCCGACGAACCACAGAGTGTTGTCCCCACCGAGTTTCCAGGTCGCCAACTGGCTACCGTTCGTCCTGGCAGGGCCGATAGCGTGCTGCGCAGCGCGCGTGGTGTACACCGTCCCGTCCTGAATCGGGATGCGCGCAACCTTCGTGCCCGGCTGGGGACCGGAGGTGACCGTGCCACGGAGGCGAAGGACGCCGTTGCTCACCTTCCACTGGAGCGGGTAGCGGTCATCCTGGGTGACACCGGGCTCCAGCGTCATGTTCTGCCAGCGGTCATCGGGGCTGACACGCCGGTAGCGGTACACCTTCGTGTTCCCGTTGACCTCGACGCGCCGCTGGATGAAGTAGGACTGTTCCGAGCCGTTGTTGCGAATCACGTTCACAATCAGGGAGCCACCAGTGGATGGGCCACCAGACAGGCGCGTGATCGTAACGAGCGAGTAGTCAGGCAGTCGCATACCCTCCGTATCGGAAGTGATGGCCCTGTTCTTCCACGTGTACCACGCGAAGCGAGTGAGCCCCTGCGCATACATCATATCGAACACCTGAGTGGTGTTCTCAAGCCGCTTGTGAGACAAACGGTCGTAGAAATAGTTGTCGGTCGAGGTGGGCCACAAACCCGTCTGATACGAGTCCACGTCACCCGTGAAATGGTCCTTCGCACACTCCGACATATCAATGCCGAGGAGCCCTGCGTCAAACTCACGGAAGATCGTAAACCCATTGGTCAGCGAATCAGGATCATCCCACGTCCGGTGCACCCATCCGCTGTAGATCACGCCGTCAAGACACTGCATTCCCTCATTCTCGATGGAGGACGCAACAATCTTATACCGATTGAGGAGGTTCACAACCTTAAGCGGGTCCATGAGCGCACGAGTAATCACCGTGCCGTCATAACCCACCTCGACAATACCCTGCATCGCGTGCTCATCATTCGGCTTCCCATCACGCCAATGGCCGCCAACACCACCAACGAGGGAGGAGCCGGTGTCACAGAACGCCTGAATCTTGAGCGCACCCTTACCGTAGAGCGGGGACGAGAAGTCATAACCCCACTGGACCTTGCTCAGGCGAATCTCGTCGATAGGAGCCCAATCGCGGTCAAGGTGCCCGAACCGGCCACCGTCACCGGACTGGACGACCGTGAAGCCGTCACCCCACTGGGCCATCTTATTACCAATGTCCACCGTGTAGGTCTGCTTCGCCTCCAGCCGCTCACCCTCATCGGGCATCTTCGTAATCTCGAAGCGGGCCACGCGAGGCTGAGTCACGCTGTTCTTGACATACAGGTTCCGGTGAGGACCCTCGCGCTTGACGATGAAACCCTCAGGCCACGCACTCTTGTTGGGGAGCACAAAATAGGTCAGGTACTCACCCGACGGCCACTTCCGCACAACAATGGCGTAAGCCGTCGCAGCGCGGTAGATCACGTACAACTCGTTCTCGTGAATGAAGAACGTCTGAATCGAGTGACCCCCGTAGAGCCCCTTGAAGAAATCACGGCCAGGCCAGTTCATGCCCACGCTGAGCACGTGGCTGCGAGTGTAGCCACGGGCTGCGCTGGTCACCGAGTCAGGGGCCAGGTTGGCGCGGGCCACGGCGGCGCGAAGATCGGTGAACGCCTTAATGAGTTCATCCACGGCGGCCTGCGAGTCGCCGGTGATCTTCTTGACGGAATCCTCGAATGCCTTAATCATGGCCTCGAAGTTCTTGTTAGTGTCAGGAACGAGCGAGCCGTTAATCCAACGGCGCATACGCTCCAGCAGTTCCAGGAAGGTCATGCCATCCCGGTACGTGAACGGCGTGACGTTAGTGACCGTTCCTCCTGGCACGCTGTAAGTGTCAGGCTCAATGAGGTTATCCGGGATTCCAATCACCAGAACCACCCTTCCTTGAAGTACTCATCATCTGTGTTCCAAATCTGCATGAATAGTGGCTCCAGTGACTCAATCACCATCATGTCCACGTTCACGAAAGTCTCACGCCACGCCGCGATGAGCGCTGCGCTGTGACCATGATACCCCGAAATCCGTTGCTTCGAGGAGCCCTCCCGAGCCGACTCACCACTGGTCTCCTGACGACCATCCTTCGAGTCCTGAGACGACGACTGCCCCTCCGAGGAGCCCACCACGCCAACGTGCGACGTAGAGTCCGCCGTCCCGTCCCGACGGTCAGACGTCGTGGACGAGCCCGTACCCTCGTTGTGGGACACCGTATCCGTGGCGCTGGTCGCATAGTCCTCGTTGCCTGCGAGGCGGGTCTGAGGAAGTTGCGACGCCACGGCACGAGACTTCGCGTCCGCCGTCGAGGTGGTGTTGCCCTTCGACGAGCCCTCATCATGCGTCGCTGAGTGCGCACGAGAGTCCGTGTCCTCCTTGTGCGACTCTGTTGAGGACGTGTGAGCGTCCCCGCGCCACTCCTGGTTCATTCGGGACGCCTGAGTGTCCTTGGACTCCGAGGAGGTCTCGGTGCTCATGTCCTGGGTGGAGAGCGGGTCAATCTTGACCAGTTCACTGAGGTACCACTTGTTGAAGTATGGCATGATCTCATTCATGCGCACCTTCAACCTGCGGAGCCATACGTCCACGGTCTCGTGGGCAATCTCCCTGTACCAGAAATGGTTAATGATCCGGTCATTCAGGGTGTCACGATAACCCTCATCGAAGATGGGATAGTCGCTAAGGGCGTCCGCCTTAATGTCCGTGAGTTCCGTAATGGTACGAACCTCGATGGTAAAGTCAGCCATCCTTCTCAGCCTCCTCTTCCTCGTTAGGGGCCTCATCGGGACCAAGGCCATTGTTCATGTACTCAGTGTGCCAGTCCACTGACACATTGAGTTCAGGGAACATGCGATTAATCTGGTCGCACGCATAGCGCCGGGCGTTAAGGGCCACACCACGCATGGCCGCCGCCTGCCCGTCCGCACCATCAGCCTCGGCTCCAACAAGCCGCTCTTTCTTAAAGGAGTTCATCGTGGAGATACCGAGCAGCGTCATCGCATCATTCCAGATACGATAACGAGCATCCTGCATCTCCGTGATAGCACCCTTCTCCAACTGGAGATTGAGGACACTCATCTTCTCGGAAAGGGAACGAGCATTGAAGGTCTCGGACCCAAAGATAACAGGCTGACCCTCCTCAACTGCCCGGAACGCATTCATCATCCCCAGCCGCTCATCCTCACCCACGCCAACAATGTAGGGGTGACGGGAGGCGAAGATGTCAATCTCCACGGTGCGGTCGGCCTCGGCCAACCTGTCAGCGAAGATGCGCACCACGTCAATGTCGGGTAGGCGCATGTAGTTCGCCCAAATGGGGACACACTCGTCCGCCTTTAGGTGCTTGCTGAACACTTGATTCCCATAAGCGGTGAAGCCTGTGGGATTGTCGTAAAAGTTCACACCATCACGGCCGCTGGCACGCAACGCCATATACTGGTCGAACTCCTTATCGAAGTAGAACACGCTGAGCGCATCCCGGAACAGCGTCCACTCCAAGAATCGCGGGTCAATGCTATCGGGTAGCCCCTCCCACTTGAAGCGGTTCATACACATCTCGGTAAGGATGCGAACATACATCCTAGCGATACGTGCTTTCTTGGTGCGAGTGTTACCCCGCCTGCGACGCGAACGAGCCCGCGTCGCACCCGTGTCCTCAGTGAACGGAGAGTAGATACTCTCAGCCACATAGTCACCATCTCGGCTCATAGCCGGAAACCTCCAATCGGATTGTTGTCAGCAAGGTCGGTGTTGCCGATGTACGACTCATCATTCCATACGGTCACGCCCTTCTCGAAGATGCCGCGAATGGTCTGCCGGAACGTCTCAGGACACGACGTGGAAGTCACCGTGGTCTCCTTCAACTTCCAGAACGTGAACTTACTCATGCACTGGTAGTTGGACGGCAGTTCCACGAACTGGTTGAGCGCGTAGCCGTATCGCAGCCAGTACTCACCAATAGTCCTCATGGCACCGGGACCAACAACCTTTGTCTTGACGTAAATCTTCCACGCCTGGTTGGCCGCGAACATGAAGGCGTCGCCGCCCATCTGCCCTGAGGTTGAGGGCGGAAGGAGTTGTGCGTCCTGAACCTTTGCGTTGATCCCGGCCAGCGCGTTCGAGTAGTCACCCTGAGCAGCAAACTGGGCAAGGCTACGGTTGTTGTCGGACTGGGCGAGGTTCATGTCCACGTTCGCCTGCGTGATGTCACGAGACAGCAGGTTACGGGCGTTCGTCGCCTCGGAGTTAGCGCCCGCCTGGCTTACCTGCATACCGAGGCCCGTGAAGCCCTGGATAGCGCCGTTGGCAAGGTTCGCGATGCTACCGCCTGCGAGGCTTGACATGCCGCCCTGCAAGATACTGGACAGTCCCGACATACCAGCCTGGTCATGCGCAGCATTGTTGGCAATGTTGGTGAGTTGCGTGTTAGTCGCACGCTCCAGATTGTTGACACCGATCATGTTCTGTCGAGCAGACCAGTTGTTGTTCCACGCCGTGTCAGCAGCCCTGAGGGCCCTCTGCTGCGACCAGTCAGCAGCACTGTGCTGGTAGGAAATGCTGTGCGCGTTGGAGGCCGACCAGAGAGCACCGGCATTGTTAGTCACAGCGACCGTGGGAAGGTTCATGATGCCGAAAGCGCGGTCCATGAAGTCACCGTCCTGGCCCGCATTGACATACGTGTATGTCGCATCGCCAAACTTGTATCGCTTGTCCTGGTACTCCTTGCCCTCGAAGGAGTACATGGAATTAAGGTTCTCAACCGTGAACGCAATGCGAGGGTTGGGAGGCACGACGTGGGAAATCTGAGTAACACTCAGGTCATCACTCATAATCGTCTCGGGACGAAGGATGAGGCCCGTACCGGTGTACGTCGTGAGTTCAAGGGCGGAATACGGCCACACCTGGAACTTCTTCAAATGGGTGTAGCGCCCGTTTGAGATAGCGGTGACATTCGCCTTCAACATATCCCGGAATCCTCGATGTAGGACAATGCCCTCGCGGATGACGTTGATCTGACTGTCATCGTTTGTGAGCGGGAAGATGTAATTCCTGAAACCCTCCAGTTTACCGTTCTTCTCAACAATTGCCTGATTAATGGCAGACGCCGGAACGATAGTGACAGAGACGATTCCCTGAGAAATCCAAGGCTTGGTTCGCAACTCGTTGAACAGGCCAGTCACATCGGACGAAGCCATGACGTAAAGGGATACGCCGTTGGGAATCCACTCCGCTAGGCACCCATCCGACGACTCCAACTTGGGGTTATCAGTGTCCCCGTGCTCGCCTTGCAGAAGAATGGTAGACGCGATGATGGCAGAGTAGCCAGAGATTCCTCCTGCCTTTCCCGTCTCTCCAATGTCGTCAAGGTGCTTCGTCAGCATCTTCCCATTCATGTACTCCCCACCAGTGTCAAAGCCTTCCGGCACTGACAGGAAGCGCGCGCCCTTATCGGGAGTGGCGTTCTCGGCCGCAATACCGAGGTGGCCCCGCTCGATGTAGCAGCGCCCCATCTCGATACTGTGGATGTAGGTCTGCCAAACATCAAGCATGAGCGTAATTGCCGTAGTGTTTGGTGCAACATAATCCACAGAGCGAATGAAGTAGAAAAACAGGTTCTGCTTGTCGCCCCCTGGCACCGGCTGAGCGCCGTTAGCAACGGCGATGTAGTTGTAGTTGTTAACCTGCCCAAACGGGAGGTTAATGCGAACAGGCACGCCGGGGGCACAGTACGTCAGCCCGCCCATGTGAACCTTGGGTCCCTTACCCGCGAGTTCAGTCCACAGTGACATCGGAGAGTCATACCACACAACGTCACGGTACGATGCATCCCACGCCACGTTGGCAAGGATGATCTGAGAGTTCGGTCCCCAAACACTGTAATCAAAGTTGAGACCGAAGGATGATCCGTTAGGAAGTTGCTGTATCTGATTGCTCATGCCCATTACTATAGCACGAATCCCCTGCCTTGTCAGGCAGGGGATTCGTGGTTCTGAGTGGGCTAGATCACTCAGGGCTTGGGCCAGTCCTTCGCAGCATGAGCCACGTTCACGGTGACCGTCTGAGTCGCCGTCTTCGCAGCCTCCTTAGGCTTGGCCGGATCAATGAGGGTGCAGGTACCGGTCACGGTCAGCGTCTCGGCCGTCTCCTTGATACCAATGGAGAGCACGCCCTCGTTGTCAATCTTCGTGCGCTTGTCAGTGTTGCCGCTCACCTCATAGTCGATACCAATCTCGGAACCACCAAGGTCCGTGCCCTCCAGCGGGAAGTTCACGATGACGTTCTGACCCGGCTCGGCCTTGGTCACGTCCTTGCCGTCGGCATCCTTGACGGTGCCAGCGCCAAGGGCGGTCACCTTAGGCTGAATCACGATGTGCTGGTCATCAGCACCAGTAGTGAACATGATGGCAGGAGTGAATCGGGAGGCACTGATAATCTCCCAGTGGTGCAGGAAGTAGTTAGTGCCCAGCGAAACAGGGTTGTATTGCGTGGTGTTCTGGAGCTTGTTGTCAGCGATCATGAAGAAATCGCGAGTCGTCATGATCGCCTGGCAACCGTCAATGCCGAAGTGCTCGGCCGGGATAATGGTGGTTCGACCCACCATATCCGCCTTCTCAACGTTGAAGGCGCCGGCAAGCGCCTCAACGTCAATAGTCGCCATGGCCTCGGGAGTGATGAACAGTTCCAGTTCACCCGGCTGTGCAGTCACATGCATGTGCGCCGCATTGTACCGAGTGGATGGGAACGTGATGGTACCCGCCATGGCGCGCATCTTCCGCAGAGCAGCCTTGGCGTCCGCCTCGGTCGCCGTGTCCGTGCGCAGGTCGGGCACGTGAACGTGGTAGAACCCGCCGTTGCGCTCGTACTCGCTGAACAACGCGCAAGTGGCAAGAAACTCGTCCCACTCATCGGAAGTGGTGGGCACCGTGAGCAACTGGTGAACGAACGGAGACAGGCCGTCAGGGTTGAGGACCGCCGCCTGCAACTGGGCCTCGTTAATCGTAATCGGGTAGTACTCCTGACGATTGCGCTTGTGGAAGGAGACCTCCATGGGAGCCTCATGCTTCCCGAACAGTTCCCGCTCCAGATAGTCGCGCTCAGGGGAGTACACATGCGACTTGATAAGGCCAGCCTGGGCCTCCTCAATAGTGTCTCCGTACTCGATCTTCTGTCGCTTGAACTTCGCCATTCGGTTCTGCCAAGTGATGTTCCGAGTAACAACCGTGCCGATGCGGTTCACGAGCGCATCAATAAACTCGTTGTAGGCAGGAGGGTTGTTCGTCAGCGACTTCATAACCTGGGCCAGGTTTGCCTTCGTGGCCTCGGGAATGCGTCGGTTGTACTCGTTTGTGCCATCCTCTCGAATGGCATTAAGAATCGCAACATTGTCCTTGTCGCGAAGGATTCCGGTCTGCCGTGCCATTTCTGTTTCTCCTTGTTAGTTGGCGGACTCGAACAGGGCGTCGATGCCGCCATTATAGCCGCCGTCGTCGCCTGGGTCATCAGGGGAATCGGACGTGTCCGAGCCCACTGCCTGCATCAGGTCCCAGTTCCGCGCCTTAAGCGCCGTGAGTTCCTGGTTGGACGCCTCGACGGCGCCTGTCATCTCTGCGATCTTCGCTGTAGCCGACTCGTTGGCGCTGGTCAGGGAGGCGATGGTGTCTGCCTGTTCCTTGTGTGCAGCGAGGATCGGGGCCACTCGGTCTGCCCACTCATCGGGCGTCGCCTCGCGAAGCGACTCCAGCATCTCGGTAATGTCCATGGTCTCTAGCCTTTCTTATGAGTGTAGGCTGGCTGCCCACGGCAACCAGCCTACACGATATGTGACGTTTAGGGAAGTGGCTCGGTGTTGGTTAGACACTCTACTCACATTCCGTCCCACCCAAGGGTCACCATCGGAGCGTGGTCAAAGACACCCGATCCTAAGGTCACCCTCGGAGGGTATCACTTGGCCGCGGGCTTCGCAACCTTGGCCTCCTCGCGGGCTCGCCATTCGGCAAGCACCTCGGCCACGATCTCAGAACGAGAACGGCGCTGGGTCCAGTGAGCGTCGTCCACGAACTGATACAGCGGCTCGGGAAGGGAGATGGACATAGTCTTGGTGGTCTTCGCGGTGTCAGCCATGATGGGCTTCCTTTCTAGCCTTGAATGAGAATGTGGTGGGCTCTAGGACTATTCCTCCAGGAACCCGCCGTGGCAGTAGTTTGCCATGCCACGTGTGATCTGTCAACAAGTCCTCGGGTGTGAGGTGGGACGCAATGTTGGATGGGAGTCCTGCGATGTGAACGGCCTCGTGCCCTCCCTCCATCGTCTCTGCATACTGCTTCGCTCGCACGTAGACCGCCCTTGTGAAGGCCCCCTCGCACTTCCAGGCGCCCAAGTCGGAGTCGTGTACACGGATGTTCTTGGGCGGCTCTGTGCCAAGGAGGTGCATCGAGTCGGTGTCAGCATAGGCGAACCGGTCATAGTTCGCCTGAGCGGCTGTCAGCGTCTCCCTGCGTGCGTAGGCCGTGATGAACACACCGGCCGGGGTGTAGACAGGAGGTCGAGTCTCAGCAGGGCCGAGTTTGAGAGTAACAACACCGTTCTTAAGAACCGGATACTTGCCGGTGACGTTGGTGTTAGTGGCAAACTTTCCGTACAGACTGTTGAGATGTAGTTTCGCAATCTCCCTCATTCCTCCCGTGCTGTTAGCCTTGACGGCCATCCACTTGTCGATGTAATCCCGGAACACACCATCCACTGTCTCGAACACGAACGTGCCGTTATAGGACTTAATGTCGAGGTGATAGTGTTTCTTCCACATTTCCAGGTCAACGCTGGTGACTGATACCGTAATCGGTTCGTCGATCTTTGTCTGATACTCCGTTGGCAGGAAGTGAGCGGAACGCTTGATCTGAATACAAGGGATGTGTCCTTCTCGGATTCTGGCGGTAAACGTGATGTTAGTAATGTAGTGCGTTGCGCCCGGGGGAGGAGCGCCGTCAACATAATCGGGCACACCTCTGGGAATAGGGTTGAAGTACATGACCGAGGGGTACAAGGAGTTGACATCGAAGACGAGCCCGCTCCCCAGCATTCTGCCCGCGAAGCGAGGATCGGCATACGTGAAACCACCTCGGTACGCCTTCCTAATCTCGTCATCCATCTCGGCCGTGAGAGTGGGGAACAGGCGCCCAAACTCCTTCTTGCCCACGATGGTTTTGTATTCTTCGAGAGCGTCCGCACCAACTGTCAGTTTCTTCATGCCCGTTGACAGGGTTAGGCGAAGCGCTTGTGCCACGATAGACACGTCGTTCCGCCCATACTGACGTTCGTGCTCCGTAGGCTGGTAGCCCTTGGGGCGATGCATCTCATAGTCAATATCGAGTTTTTGTGTCTCCAACTTGAACGCCTTCGAGATGCGATCAACAGACAAAGGAATCTTCTTGATCGAATCTCGCAGTTCAACCCTACCCTCATCACTGACAATCGTGATGGAGTAGAACTTGCCCATATTGGAGATGAGAGTTGTAAACTCATTCTTCATCGGCTGGTCGAACACGTGCCGGTAGCCGTTGTTCAGTAGCCAGTCAATGATAAATGAGCCGTCAAAGGCCAGGTTGTGAAAGTATGTGAATGACGGTGTTGAGAGCAACCACTCCATGAAGCCATCAATGTCGGTGCCCTCGTGAAACTCGTCAGGGTCATTCACATTCTCAGCGCCCCACCACCAAACCCGGCAGTCTTCCGGGTCAGTGGTGGTCTCGAAGTCTGCCGAAAAGTAGGGGAGTGCTTTTTTATTTGAGCGGGATCTCCTTGCCATAATCCAATAACTCCCCAATTTCTTCACGGCTGTCTTCGGCAACTTGTGCCATTACTTGCTTGTAGTTGTCCGACTTGTCGGGATTGTCTTCGTTCTTCGAGTGCTCATACATGAGTGAGAACGCATTGGCTAGAGATGGATCGTTCGTCCACATAAACCACAGTTGCGCATCATTCAGTTTATGAACCTTGTGAACTAGTGCCGGTTCCCCGATAACATCCACCATCTGCTTGATCTGTTCGCGGGCTGCCCTGACCCGTTTCTTCTGAGCACTGGGAAGCATCTCATCCTTCAAGTTCTCCGACCAAACCTTGGCACCCTTCTCCGAAAGGAACCGCCGTGGCGTCGGCAAGCGCCTCTCCTGCATGTCATAGAACGCCTGCCCTTCCAGGTAGGCGCCCTTGACTCGCCAGTCCCGATCATAGTCCTCGGCCGTCAGGTTCTCACCGATCCAGGGAATCTCAATGTCCTTGACCGACTCGCGATAATCGCGGATCATTTTGTTGTAGCGCTTGGTCTGATATGTGGCTTCAAGCATTGTTCTACGGGAAATGATCGCACCGTCATGGCCCGCGTAGTAGCCCACGTTTCGGGAGTTGTTAAACTCATTCAGGCGATCCATCGCGGCGTCCAGTTGCCGCATAGTCATGCGCCTAATCCCCTGAATAGGGGAGCGAGGGTCATACTTGGTACCCGTAATATCGACGGCGTACTTCGCACCCATCAGGTGCTTCAACGGGTCATTCTTGCCCGTGGTGTAGGTACCCTTAGCCATGGCATTAATCTTCCGCGTAGCCCTGGCCCTGGCCTTCAATACAGCATCCCGCTTGCGTTCAAGGTCATCGTGACGTGACATCTCATCCTCCTAGATGCAAGGGAGCCCCGCCCACTAATGGACGGGGCTCCCCATTTACTGGACCGCTCAGGCCAGGTCCAGAGTCATGAAGCGGTAGCCGTTACGGCCGCGCTTCTCGGTCGCCACGAAGGTCAGCGGCTTCTCCCAGGTGGAAGGCGCTCCCAGGAAGGAAATGATGTTCTTGACCGCTGAGAGCATCCCCTTCGAGGTGGCAGACAGGGCCTTCCCGTCCTTCGTGATGATGATGACGCGAGGGGCCTCCTCAACCTCGCCGGTCTCAGCGTCGGCCACCTCAACCTTCTGGACCACGATGTCAACGATGCTCAACTTCTCGCCCAGGGCGTCGGCCAGGGGAGTGGAGGAGTTGATCGCGTTGAACACCTTGAGTCGGTCATCCAGGGTCTCACCCGTGACGGTGGTGAAGACACCCTTCTCAGCAAGGGCGGCGTTGACGTTCTGGTCGGCCTTAACAATGGCGTTGGTCATGATGCGATTCCTTTTCTGTGATGGTGGCCTGCCAGTTCGGCCGGGGCACGGTCTGTCCGTGGGCCATCCCCAAGTCTGTCAGAACAGTGGGAGAGTTTCCGGGATTTCCTCGATTGGAGGAGCCTCTGTGACCAAGACTACCCCGCTATCCACTGCTGGAATAATAATGTTGAGCGCCGTAAGTCGATAGTTGTGGATGTCAACTTCCGCTCGGTCAACCGTGATTCCGCTCTTAAGTCTACCGCCAAGGGTCTCAGCGCGCACGGTCATAATGTCACCGGAGAGTGTGATCTTAATTTTAATGTGCTCTTCGGTAGATGTGATGTACAGGGCGAAGCAAGTCCGAGACCTCAGAGCCCCGTTCGGATTGTCGTCCATCCACACAATCGACCTGCGTTCATTGTGCAGAGCATCATCCCACACGTAGTAGTCGGTCACAGCCGCTTCATGAGCGCTACCCGCTCAGCCTCCCTCTCCTCGGGCGTATGCGTAGCCCACCAGGCCCACGTGCACCAAATCAGGTCCCGGCTCTCCTTGTCGTCCATCAGGCAAGACCAACCTTTGGCCCTGACCGCAGTGCGCAGGAAGCGATAGAAATCCGCAACCTCACGCCTCGTGAGACTCTGGAATGTCGTCGATGATTTCAGGGTGTCGAACGCAATGGTCGCAATACGCAATTCCTTCTCCTTTCTTATCAAACTGCGAAGTGTCCATGCTGTGCTTGCCATATAAACCATTACTAAGGCAAACATTACCTGTTCGTGAATCATTTGTACTCGACATTGCGCTCCGCAATAAGCTTGTCCACGATGAAATCCTCACCAGTCCTATCCCTATCCGCGCTCCACAGCGCATATGGTGTCTTGTCCTTGTCCATGATTACGAAAATCACTCGATCCCCAACAAGGAGCCCCTGAAAATAACGCTTCCGAGAAAGCCTTCCCTCAATCACCGTGCCTCTACGCTGACAAGGGATGCGAAACTTCATGATCCGCTCATGAATCTTCTCAATGGAATTGCGTCCCTCAACACCCTCGATGACGATATTAGCCATGTCTGTGCTCCGTAATCCAGTCGATCAATGATTCCAGGACCCAATCAAAGTCCCCGGTGTCAGAATACCTCACCCAACGCCCTCCCGAGGCCGACGTCTCCCAAGCGCTCACTGCGAGGTGGGTATGTGTCCCCTCCTTCCACGTCGTAGCAGAGACCTCGTAACGATCAGCACCAAATACAGCAGTGTTGGCATCCTGGGACTTCCTCTCAAACCCATAGATCAACAGCGCGGCGGCCACCCTATCCATCAGAACTCCCAGTCCTTGATAATCGCAAGCAACTTGTCCTGAGGAAGCGTCATGCGCGCAATCGGAGCGTTCTTAGTTGTTCCGTCGTCCTCAAGCATCCAGATAGTGCACGCAATAGAATCACCTAGATCTGAGAAGTCAATACGAGCCTTGAGGGAGGAGTTCTTGAACGTAGAGTTCATCACGTTCTTGCCAACCAGCCCATAGCGCTCAAACCCTTGGTGAGTGAGCATCATGTCAAACGCCGCAAAGCGATCGAAACGCTTACGAATCAGTCCCTCAAGAAACTCCCGACCAGCAATTAGGCCGTAGCGGCTCGTATTGGTGATTGACCCTTTGAAGTACTCTGTGACAACATACCCCTTGTTGTCCTCAAGGATCACAGCAGAGAAGTCGTAGACCCGAATCATCACAACACCCTCTGCTAGTGTCGTAATGTCGTCTACACCTTGCCGAGTTAAGAACTCGTTGAGCGACTTGCTCATCGCCTTGCTCCCTTCGTCGCTTGCGATGTATTAATTATGCGCCGCACTGGCCTGTGAGTCAAGGCCCGGAACTGTAATGTGTACCACACAATGGAGTGAGGAGCACAAAACAGTTGATGGGTTGATTGTTATATTGTTTTCGGCCCCTAACAC